TTGGCATTGGTCAGCGTCCTGCGATCCAGCCCGTGATGTGTTCCGGCTTGATGTTGCGCTGGTTTGCGTCCGACATGCGGGCTTGCTGCAAGTACGCCATCATCATCTGCGCCTGCCGCTTGCCCTCCGCAGCCCCCTGATCGCCCTTGATGACCGGGCCAGCAAGCATTGCGGCAAGGTGGTGCGACAGCGCCATGACGAACAGCGGGTCGAACTTGGTCGGGTCCGTGATGAGCGCCTGGTATCGCAGCAGCGCGTTCTCTTGATCGGTATACAGCACCTTGTTGCCGGACGTGTCCGTCTCAATGCTGTACGGCTGCGGCACGTAGCGCCCGGCAGCGACTAGCGGTGCGTAGTTGTGCAGGAAGTCCGGGGTGTCGCTGGGAACGAACTTGGCCGCGTAGTCGTTCTCGGCGTCGTGCGGCAGCACGCTGACGGCAACCATCATGTTGCCGGGGCAGGCATAGGCGTACTTCCACATGGAGTACGGCATTGAGACCTGCGCGAGCAATGCGCGACGGGACGCGAAGTTCCAGGCGTGCATCTGGAGCAGGCTGTCGCGGGCGATGGGGTAGAACCGGGCACAGTGCTCGGCCTGCGCTGACCCCTCGGGCGGGTCGATGCTGGCGATGGAGGCGTCGTCGCCGAGGTGCGCGAGTGCCAGATTGCAGATCTCAACCACGCTTGCCATTCGATCCTCCTAGGAAAAGAGGGGCGCCGGGTGTTTAGGCCGACGCCCCTCCAGAGTCACATGCGTCGTATCAGTCCGCCGTGACGGTGGTCTTGGCTGGCCGGCCTCGCTTGGGTCGCACCACAGGCACGACTTCAGGCTGCTCCGGTTCGCGGGGCGCGTCGAGCGGCTCGACGTTCCCGTTGGCAGGACCGTTGTACTCGAAGACTTCGCCCTCCTTGCGGAGGCCGTTGTCGATGAAACACGTCACGAGTGCGCGGACTTTCATGTCAGGTCACCGAGAAGCCGCTGGCGTAGAACTTGCGACCGTCCTGGATGTCCATGACGACGTAAGCGCACACGCTGCCAGTGGTCGGGGTGCTTCCGATCGTGGTGTACCGAGCGCCGATGTACCGCTGTCCGGTAGACAGGAGCTGCGGATTGAAACGCACAGCGAACTGCGCGTTCGCCGTCAGGCTTAGCTGCGGAACGGGTCCAGAAGAACCGATCACAGTCACGCCGGTCGAAAGAGCGTCGTTCGTTGCGCCAATGATCTCGAACGTCAGCGAGGTCAGGGTGTTGTATGCCGCAACGCACGTGAAGATCATAAACAGATCCGCGCCTTCGCCAATGTCACGGGCGACCGAAAGGTCAATCGTGTTGGTCGAAAGAACGGGCGTACCAGAAACAGGAAGCGCCGCCTGTCCGGTTGCAACACCGGACGCCGGGACGGTTCCAGAGACGACGAGATTGTTGTCAAGAATCATTGTGTTAGTTCCTTTCTGTCGGTCCTATTAGGACACGACGCCTTCGGTGTTGAGGATGGCATCCACGCGGCGCAGGGGCACGCCCTGGAACGAGAGCCAGCTGTAGGGCTGACCGAACTGCGACAGACCTTCGTTGACCTTGAGCACGTACTGGCTCTTATCGAGCGCAGCGATGGCAAGGCCGCTGTGGACGGTGCGGTTCATGTAGAACGCGGCCCGACCCATGCCCATGTTGGGGATGCGGTACAGGGCGCGGCTCATCAGCTTGATGATCGCGGTCGCAGCAGAGGGAAGCTGCGTGGTGGTCTGCGCCATCAGGTCACTGATGTCGATGTTGCAGATGCGGACCACATAGCGCCAGTCCTTGACCACCAGACCGTTCTTCCACTGGTAGCGAGTGGCGTAAGCCTGAAGACGGGTGCCATCGCTGTTGTAGACGGTCTGCTCGCCGAGGTCTTCGTGGATCAGGCCGGCGCTGCTGCCCTTGGGGAAGGGGCAGTACACGGTCTGGTCACCCCACACGACGAGGTAAATCGACGTGTTGGTGGTGGCATCGCTACCGCCGGCGGTGATGATGTTCTGCGAGTTGTTCGGGCTGCCGGCGCCGATGTCCGAGTAACGCGGCGCGAGGCCGAGGAACTGCTTCGGATCGGTGGCGGGGTTGCCGTAGAACAGGGTGGTGGCCTGCGTCTGGTTCATCGCCTCGAGGAAGGCGACGTCTTCGGACAGGCGGAACTGAGCGGTGTTGCCGTTCAGCATCGCCAGATCCTTGTCCACCTCGCTGCGGGCTTCCAGAATGCCGCAAGCCTCATCGACCTGAGCGGTCGTGCTCTTGCTGTTCGGGATGCCCTGGTTGAGGGCGCGCCAGTACACCGAGGGAAGCCCGGTGCGGATGACGACGCGCTCGCCCGTGGGGAGGTTGCCTTCCTTGAAGACGCAGTCCTCAAGGATTTCGTTCGACTGCGAGAGGAGTTCCGCGATGACCGGGACGCGGCCATCCGGATCGGTGCGCTTGGCCCAGTCGGCCAGCGTCAGATTCGACGTAGAGAGAGTTGCCATGTTGCGATTCCTTTGTAGGGGTTAGTTACGAGTACAGAACATCGGCCAGATCGGAGAACGACTTGGGGCCGGCCTTGGCCTGCCCGGTCGAGCCCGTCACGACACGATCCTCACTGATTGCCTTGCCTGCGCGGAAGAACAGCCGGACGATCTCCGGGTGATTCCCCAGCCCAGACTCGTTGAGCAGCGTGCGGAGTTCAGCGGTGCCGAACGCATCCAGCGCCTTCTTGGCAACGGACAGATTCTCGGCAAGCGCGGGGCCGCCGAATTCCTTGTCCTGCTTGGATGCCTCCATCCAAGCGCCCTGAACGGCCTGAATCTGAGCCATTTGACGTTCGGCCATCTTCGGGCCCATGACGTCAAGCAGCTTCTGCGCAGCGTCCTGACTCAGTTGAAGCTCCCGTGCGACCTCCGAGTACGCGGTGATGGTGTCACCGTCAAACTCCTGACCTTCAGGAGCCTTGAATTCGTACTTCTCAGGCGTGGTCGGCTTGGCGTCGGCGGGTGCCTCGGCGGCCTTCTCTGCCTGTCCGGTCACAGGGGCGTCCTGCGCCTTGGCCGTATCGGCGGGCGCAGTCTGAGGTGCAGACGCCTTCTGCTCGCCATACAACTTCTCCGCCGTCGCGGAGGTGTTGCTGGCATTCGATGATGTGGGCGCCTCACTGGTTGGGGTCGCCAGCATCGTCGTTGGTTCGTTCATTCGTGTGTTCCTTCAACATGACCGGATAAAGTTCCGGGCATACGGCATGGATAATACCAAGTAACTGTAGGCCGTAGTTACGGTTACCTTCAGAGAAGGCCATTGTCATGCTGTTGGTGGCGAACGATGACCGGAACACTCCGGCCCTGTCCAGCAACCGCCACACCATGCGCCGGCCACGCTTGTTGTTCATGAGCCACTTGACGTCGGCGGCCTCGTTCTCGCGTTCAAGGCGTTCACGCTGATCGCGCTCAGCCTTGCTGCGCTCTTGTCCACGGATATCGAGTGGGTCGTAATTGCTCACGTTTGGACTGTCTGAGATGGCGAATGTTGAACTAGCAACGTCAGGAGATACCGTTGACCTCGTTGACGGTCAGGATCACAGACGGCGTAGCCGGCCTGGTCGGAGTCGATAGCGTGCCTTCGTAGGCAATCGACACGGCTGTGTTTGGCGTGGACCAAATGATCTGCGCGTACTGGCCGGCGTTCATGGTCACGAAAAAGTTCCATGCTGCAACCAGCAACCCGTCACCACCACCATGCTTTCTCGGCAGCGTGATCTGTGTATTGCTGTTTGCGACATTGGTTCCGTTCAATGCGAGCCACACGCTTACGTTGTGCTCCGATGAGTTGTCTGTGTTCTTGAACTGGGCGCTGAATTGGATGTTGTAGACCGAATCGCGTGTCACTGTGATTCGGCTGTTGCTCACAACCGAAACTCCATGCGAGAAGTCGGTTGTGTCGTATTCCATTGGCGTAGCAGTGTTTGCAAGCGCAGTCTGGTTTGACACGTCAAAAAACCCACCCGTATGCGGAGCTCTAGCGAAGATCAGTTCGCTGCCGTCCGGATCTTTCAAGCCAGCAAAATCGCCTGTGGTTGAGTTGTAAAGCCAAGGACCACCTGGCGTCTTCATAAAGTATGGCATTTTGTTCCTTTCAAACTTCCAGCGCCGACGGGCTGGTGTATCCGCTGAACATGTTCATCACGTCGGTCAATGCGTTCTGTTGCCCAGTCGGAGCCTGCGCCATGTTCTTGACGGTCTGCGACGACTGTTGCAATGCCGCTGACTGCTCCTTGGCCGCCATCGCTTGGTTGCGGGCGGTGCGGATTGCTGCGACTTCCTTGTCGGCGATGATGAGCGACGGGTCCACGCCAAGCATGTCTGCGTAGATGTCGGCCCACTGGTCGCTGTCGAACTTGTCGAGGATGTCCGGCTTCATCGTGGCGATCTGGCCGAGGTTGCCGACGAAGCGGTCGACCGAGTTCGTGCCGATGGCACGCTGCGCCTGGGCGAGCATGCTGACGAACTCGACGTTCAGGTCCATGCCCTGCAACTCCTCGGGTGCCGGCGGGATGATGCCACCCTGCAACATGCGCGTGAACGTAATGTCCACCAGCGGGTCGAGCAGTTCGTTGTGCAGGCGCTCGAGCACGGGGCCGAGCATCAGCAACTTCTCCTCGTGGCGCTCAGCGACCTCGGTGGCCGTCATTCGGGTGTTCGGCTGGCCCGCCAGCATCAGGAACATGTCGGCATAGAACGCACCACGCACGCGCTCGCGGCAGTCTTGGATGTCGTTCAGCAGGTACTGGAGGTTGAGGTTGACCTCAAACGCCGTTTTGATGCCCGCTGACGCGCCGTCCACAAACGAGATGCCTCCGGGCAGCGTCTCGACGTCGCGGTTCTTCATCGACACGGGCACCTGGAGCGGCGGCTTGGTCTGGTAGTCGATGGCCTGCGCCTTGCGCAACTGCTCATGCTGAAGCTGCTTGATGTCGCCAAGCGCCTCCATGCCGGGGCTGTTGCCGTAGATGTCGCCGCCGGCGGTGGCCCAGCGCGGGACGAGCGCGGGGAATTGTTCAAACCCGCTCTCGCGCAGGAACACGCCGTCCTCGCCGCCGACTTCGAAGTACCACGAGCCCCACGCCATGTTCTTGTTGTCGCGCTTCTTGTGGTCGCGGTCGGATCGCGGTTCGATGGCGTGGATGACTGGAATCCACTGGTCTAGCGTGCCTCGATCCCACATGTTGCGCACGGTGACCGAGCAGTTTTTGTAACCGAACTCCTTGACCATCGCGGCGACCGTCATCTCAAACTCGCGGTACAACGTGTCAACGCGGCCCTGCGCGTCGGTGGCAATGCAATACTCGCCCGTCGTTACGGGGTAGTGGTGGATGACGTTCTTGAAGTCGGGCAGCACGATGCTCGTGGCAGTGCCGAACGCACCGAGCTCTTCGTACATCGTGTGCAGGGCGCGGTAGGTGTTGGACTTCTGGAAGACCAGTTGCATGCGGCGCGTCACGTCATCAAGCCACAACTTGACGGGCTGGTAGGAGTTCAGTTCCGGGTCGGCGGTTGCCAGCCTGAACCACTGCCGTGCCGGGCTGGTCGCGCCAGCCATCATGCCAGCTCCGAGCGTGCGCAGTGCGCGGGTGCCCGTGTTGTCGTAGATGTTGTTGTGCCGGCGCCAGCCCTTGTCGCGGTCTTGGCGGAAGTAGCGCCCGTTGCGCGGGAGCAGGTAGGTGGTGATCTCCTGCCAGTGAGACAGCCACGACGCACGCTCAGACTTGAGCTGCCCCCATCGCGTGAACAGCTTGTCGCGGGTAGGTGCGCTTGGGTAGGACTGTGCGTCGCCGGTGTATTCGCTCATCGTGCGCCTGGTGCGTTAGGGGTGCGTTGACCTTGAACAGCCCTTGGCAGGAAACCGCCTGGTGCGCGTGGGAACAGCATGTCGTTGAGCGCCTGCTGTTGTGCTGCTGGACCGAGTGCCAACTTGGACGCTTGGAAAAATCCGCCGAATCCCTGCGTGCCACCCATAGCCGCCATGTTCAGGCCAGCCATAGTGCTCCCATACTTGGCGTAATCGGCGAAGTATGCATTGCGATCTTCTGCGCTGAGTTTGACGAGATCCTCGGTCTTCATTGGCGAGAACAATGGACGCTGTTCTGTTTGCGCGTTCCTGCCAAAGAAGCCACCATTGCCACCCTCTTGCTTCGGCATTGTCAGCCACGGACGGGCTGCATCTGCCGTCCCTTGGTCGCTGGCTGGTGGTCTGATATTGCCGAACGCAGCCATGTCAGCCTCCGAGGAGTGAACTGCGACCGAGTGCAAGATCCTGCGGGTTGACGCCGGTCGGTCCGGTCAGCATGGTGCTGGTCGGTCCGCCGCCTGCTCCCTCTGCCGCGCCAGCCATGATGCTGCCCATGTCAGGCTGCCGGCGGTTGGCTGCTGCCATCGCCTGCGCACTGCGGCGCTGCTGCGAAGCGGCCTGTGCAGCGGCCTGCTGCTGGGCCTGCCGTTGCTCGCCGAGCGCCTGCTTCTGCGCCTTATCGGCCCGCTGTCCGGCGTACACGGAGTAGCCAGTACCAGCTGCCGCTGCTGCTGCGCTTGCCGCAATAGCGCCGACCGTTGTCGCAACGCCTGCGCCTGCGCCCGCCGCCGCCGAACCGAGAATAGCCGTACCCAGTGCCGTGAAAGCTGCCATGTCAAATCTCCTTGGAATGCATCCGCTCGGTCAGAGTGTAACCCATGATGCCGAGGATTCTTGCGGCAGGTGTCTCATCTCGCCCATTCATCACCAGATCGCTCATCGCCACGTACTTGAGTCCTCTGCGCTTGGCCTCATCCTCAAAGGCCTGCATGAGCCTGATGCCAGCCATGCCACGGTACGCAGGATCAACCCACCACGCGAGCTCAACGGCGGTCTGAACGTGCGGCGCGAACCAGAGCGGGCCTACCACGCCAAGGATGCCGCCGATGATTTGCTCGCCGTCGAGCGCAACAAACGAAACTCCACATTCAACGACCGCGCTTATACCGTTCGCTAGTTGCTCGTCGGTCAGGTTGTCGTTGATCGCCCGGTACTCGCTGTACTGGATGAACGATCTGCCCATCGTCAGCAGTGCCGGAACGTCATCGCGGGTTGCTGGTCGGATCATTGCATGCCCTCGTATGGGTCGTAGTCGCCTGGCCGTGTGTCGATGCGGTCGCGCACCTCGCGTGGGAGCTGCTTGCCCACGGGGAACGCGAACGTCAGCGCCAGCGCGTCGGCGATGTCCGGGCTGGCCCCGCCCTGTAGCCGGCGCTTGATGTCGTCCTTGGATTCGAGCACCCTTCTGCCGTTGGAGTCGTACGAATACGTGGGGGTGGCGAGTTCGGCCTTTAGAAACGGGTCGTTGGGAATCGAGCCGCCCTGCTCCATCCACTCGCGCATCGTCCACCACATCTCGGTGCGCTTGTTGACGAACAGGCCGGGGTTGTTGGCCTTGCCGCCGAAGTTGATCTCGACGATCCCGTAGCCCAACTGGCGCAGCCGGTCGATCACGCCCGCCCCGCCACCCACGTCGATGAACACGCCGTCCGGGTCGCGCTCCTCGATGACGTTGGCTACCCGACCTGCCAGGCTCATGTTGTCGATGCCTCGGTAGATCTGCGGCTCGAACGCTACTAGCCCTTGGCGCAGCACGATCACGCTGCGGTCGTCACCGAACCGGGCAGGATCAACGCCAACGACCAGCGGGGAGTCGATGATGTCGCCGTCGGGGTACTTGCGCCGTGCTGCCGCCTCGGCGTCGGACAGGGTAATGAGCTGGTCGTCGCCGGCGGCGCTGAAGTCACACAGGTACTCACGAGCGAACGCCGTTTCGGGCATGTCGCGGCGCAGGCGCTTGACCTCGTCACGGTCGATGGCGTCCGTATCATCGACGGTATAGAGGGCAGACCACCAGTCCTCAAGGCCGTTGGAGCGGTAGAACAACTCGCTGAACAGGTTGATTCCGGACGGCGTGCCGATGAACATCGCCCAGCCCTTGCGGTCAGACAGGGCCGGCTGCACGATGTCGGTCCAGACCTCGGGCTTGATCTGGGCGACCTCGTCAATCACGCAGCCGTCGAGACGGACGCCGCGCAGGGCGTCGGGGTTGTCGCCGCCGAACAGGCGAATGGTCGCGCCGTTGTGTTTGAACACGACGGCCAGATCCACCTCGTTGATGTCGATGGCCCCAGTCGTGCGCATCGGGCGCAGTTTGTCCTTGAGACGCGCCCAAGCGATGGCCTTGGCCTGGCGCAGGAACGGTGCGATGTACACGTAGAACCCGAGCGGCTGCTTGCATTTCAGAGCCTTGTCCAGAAGCTCCATGATGGCAAGTTCCGTCTTGCCAGCACGTCGGTGCAGGGCAAGAACGGTGAACCGCTTGCGCTTCAGGTGACATTCCCGCTGCCACTGGCGCGGGTTGTAGTCAAGACTTATCGGCACTTGGCACGCCTGTGATGACGGTCAGGTTCACGCCGCCGGCATGGTCAACCCCAACCTTGTCGCCGTACTTCTTGGGGTTCCACTTGGCGAGGAGCTTGAGCCGAGTCTCGACCTGGAGCCTGCGCCAAGCGACCTCGACCTGATCGGCAGGCTTGGTGTCGGCCAGTTCCTTGCACTCGTCGGCGATCACATCGTGCCCGTCCTCGCGTGCCTGCGCGATGCGTAGGTCAAACGCTGGATCCTTGGCCCTCCAATCGTAGACCACGGTGAAATGCGGCTTGCCTTCAAGTCTGCACCATTCCCGCAGCGGCTTGCCAGCGGCCAACCATGCAACGAGTTCGTCGGCTAGGTCTTGCGGGACGGGCTCTGGCGGTCGGCCTATCGGGCGCGGCGCTTGGCTGCCTTCGCCTTGTCCGCTCGCACGAACTTCTTTGCGACGGACATAGGGACGCCGGCCTTCTTTGCGAACGACCGGGAGTGTGCTGCCGCCTGCATCAGTCGCTTCTGTGCGGGTGATTTGCTTGGCATCAGGTTTCATTCTTGTATGAAAGGTGGATTTCCAGTCCAACGGATTCGGCGATGGCGATTGCGCTGGCGAGGTTGCAGCCCCTGCGGCGGATCTTGGGTGCGTCAGAGAGCAGGCACCGCACGTTGTGTGCAGCCATGCGGTCCTCGGCGTCCATGCGAACAGCCAGCGCGTTGGTGACCTGTCCGGTCTGTGCCATGTGCTCGCGCACGGCGGCCTTCCAGTCATCGAAGCTTCGTACGATCATGGCGTGATTATATCAGTCCTTGGTGCTGTTTATGCCGAAATCTTGGATAGTTGCCGCCCAGACCAGCCGTGGTGTTCCCGGCCCCATCCAGCGTGCCTCAATCTCGTCGGTGACGAAGCACCGTGCTTCGACCTGGGTCATGCCCTGATCGTCGCGTAGGCGTGCTGCGATCATGTCCGCGCTGTAGACGACCACTGGCGGCCCTGACTCGCCGGCTCGGGGGTAGTGCACGCCGAGTATGCAGTCATCTAGGCCCGCCAGCAGCACCTGCTTCCCCGACGACTTGCGCTTGCGTGCCATGACCGGGATTGTACGGGGCGGCGAGTCGTGCCCTCCACACGGCTGCGATGTTCCGGACGCTCTTGTCGGCGAGATCGTTGCGCACGACTGTCGCTGGGGACGGGCCGCCGTCGAGGTACTCGGCTAGCCAGCGTCGGTAGAGCGATTCGGAGTCTCCGTCGGACAGTCCGTTCGTGCGCAGTTTGGCGAGCGTGAGCTCGCGCTCCTGCTCGACCTTGGCGGTCATCACGGCTATCCCGTCGGCGATGACCTCGTCCTCGGTGACGGCCCTCTGCTGTCCGTCCTCCCCCTTGACATACCAATCCCCCGCCCCCGCCCGTTCGACCCGTGTCCGCCAGGCTGGCTCGCGCATGAGCAAACGCTTCATCGCGTCACGAGCAAGGGGGGTAGGGGGGGTTTTGTTTGTAGTTGTGGTTGTGGTTGTAGTTGCTGAAGCCACCCTAGTAGGGTTGCTTGAGCCACCCTGCGTTTCCGCTGGTAGGGTTGCTTGAGCCACCCTAGTAGGGTTGCTTGAGCCACCCTTGTTTTTGGACCCAGAACGGGCTTCTGCACCCCTTCGGCCTGCCTCGACCGCCGCAGTGTGCCGACTACGTGCCTTCTCGCGCTCGGCCTCCATGCGAGGGTGGACGAGGGTGGCTGGCAGGGTGGCTTGAGCCACCCTAACCTCGAACCTAGCCCTCAGAACCGACCAGTCTGCATCGGTCAACTGGCATCGAGTCATCGCCTGACAAGCTTCCCGGTCGTCCGGAATGCCTCCGTTCGTCCAGGCGTACATCAGCATCTGGGTGTACGCCCAGCCCTGCACCGGGGTCAGCATCGCCGTACTCACGAGGAAGTCGGTCGGGTACATCGAGAACCAAGGCAGATCCGTCGCCATGCCGCAATCCTGTCTGTCCGCCATGTAGCGGACGAATGGGAAAATCCGGGGCGAAGCGCGGGAGCGGCTGGAAGCACCGCGCCCCGCCACCGGAGTCCTGAATGTTGAGCGATTCCAGCCGCTCGTCACGCCATTGTAGCGTGTCATTTCATCGGCTGTCGAGCGCATTGCACTACATTTCCGCACATCTGTAGCACATACGCTCCCTCACGCATATTCACGCCTATTCACGCTTGACACCTACTGCATTCCCGTATATCGTGCGGCCTGAGAAATGTCCGGGTACCGGAGTCGGACCATACCAACAGGCGTTGGCTGCCGCGTAAGCGGCGGAAATTCCCCGCGCAAGGGATGGCGCAACTATCGCCCGGGTAACTCCGGGCGATATGTTTTTTGGGGTCGCTCACGCATCCTCACGCCTATTCACGCCTATTCACGCCCATGCCAGCGATTGCGAGTTGTTGGATGCGTGATATGCTGGCGTCATCTAACACGTGGCTAGCCCCAGCCACCGCATATTGCCGGGAGGCAACACGGGAAACCGTGAATCAGTTTGCGCAAGGCTCTGGCGCACGACAATCAAAGGGCGGTGACCGACACCGCCATCAAATCAGCGCGAGGCCTTACGCGCACGACAGCCCCCCATGCGGGGCTGTTTCGTTTGCGGCGATTGTTGAAACGCATACGAGCTGTATGCGCATCAGCAATTACAGACATGGGACACAACGCCTGAGCGTCTGTCCCCGGCGGCAGGTTCGTTACCCCAATGTTCCGGCGCTGCGGCGTACCTCGCGGCCTTCAGGCAGCACCCATGTCGGCAGTCGAATCCGACGTCACCGCGCCCCTATCCTACCCGCATGCGTCACTGCAACCTGCCGTACCACATCTATGTCAATGTGAACAATGTCGCGCTCGGTCCAGAGATGCC